CTTCCATCAGTTCCATCTCTAAGTAATCTTCGAAACGTAATCTAGTTTCGTGCTCAGACTTCAAGTACCATAAGTAACCTGACGCTCCGTTTTCAGTAGTAACCTCTACCCATCCGATCTGAGCTGTGTCAGAACCATTGATGCTGTAAAGATCCTTGATGATTACTGGAGAGTTAGAAAACTTCTGGAAACCTGCTTCCAAACTACCTCTTTGACCTGAAGTACCTTTTCCATGCTCAGAACCATAAACGAATACAGTTAAGTCTGGATTAGTACCTGCAGCTACGAAAGTCCCTGGCCAAGTTGCTGAATCATATGGGTATGCTTCAACTGTGTCCGCTGTAATAGACTTTACAAATGCTTTCACACTTACCGGTCCTGCAGATACTACAATTGTTTGGTTCACTTTAATCGCGTGACCAACGATGTCTAACGTGTTGTCAGTCGCTACGTTTAATGTAGCAATCTTAACATCGTCATATGCAATGTGTAATCTACCTTGCTCAGACCATACAACTTCATCAGAAGCCATAGGAATCTCTGCAGATACCATTCTTAAGAAAGATCCAATAGACCTATTCCCGTAACGTTCAACCTCTTTTTCGTACACTTCTGGAAGGAACTGTTTTGTAAAATTGAAGTCATTCGATCCAATCGCTAAGTAGTTACCGTTAAATAACGTCTTAGTAGGCGATGGAGTTAAAGATGCCGGAAAGGCACCACCTGTGTTAAAACTCATAATTTTTGTTTTTAATAATTAAATTAACCTTTTTTGAAACTTTTAAATTTCAGTTTGCCAGTTGATTGTCCTTTATCTGCGGTTACAACTCTTGCTTTCATTTTCCCAGTACTTGGAACATTTTTATCGTGAGCCTTTCGGTTCCCCATATCAATATTCTTTTTGTTTGCAGCACTGTTCTTAACTGCATCTGCTCCACCTTGTTTATAAAAGTGTTCCGCAATTGCATCTGCGTTCATTGCCGTAAAAATAGCCTTGTGATAACCTTTTTCATCATTTAGAGCATTATCATCGCCTAAGTACTTCTTAGTAAAATTCTCTATAGAAGATTGGGTTTTCTTTGTACCTGCAACATCTTTTACATTGTACCTATAACGCTTCTCACCAACTTTGAATTCAAAACCTTTGAAATCTTCATTGAATAGTTTATCGGTTTTCTCTGTAAAGACTTTTTGTTTTTGGGTACGACTTTTAAGGTCAGTTTCCTGGACTTCACTGTGTCTATTGAAAAAATCAACCGCCTTCTTTTGATCCGGCGTAAGCGAAGATCCAGCTTTGATTTCCTCATAGTACTTGTCTTTGATCCCTTGTAAATGCCTTTTAGCTTTAGTAAGGTCTCTCTTTTTTGTAATTCCTTTCTTTTTTATCTCACGCTCAGAGTCTTCATCCTCGTCTGAATCATAAAGATCTTCCATAATAATATCCAATTCTTCAGCATCTAAACTAGGCTCTAAAGATTGGTGATATTCACGGAGTAATTGACGTTCATCTAGACTGTCGATGTCTTTATTAAGTTTAACATAGTCTTCGATTGTCCCACCAGTGTCGTTAATAAAATCTGCTAACTTCTGAATATTCTCTGGAAGCGCTGGCGAGTTATCGTCCTGGTCATCATCTTGACTGGTGTCATCTGCGTCACCCGCATCATCTGCGTCGTCAGCGTCATCAACATCAGTGATGTCCTCTAGCTGGCTGTCATCGTGGCTATCATCGTCATCGTCCGCATCATTATCATCCGCAGCATCATCAGCGTCATCGCTGTCATCAGTACCGCTTTGGTCATCGTCGTTTTGGTCATCGTCGTTTTGGTCATCATCTTGGTTGTTATTTTGATCGTTGGCATCATCATCCGCAGCATCATCTTGATCGTCTCCTTGGTCGCCATCCCCACTAGGTGGTTTTGACAAATCCACTTTGTGCACAGTATCATCTGTTGCGTCAGGTTGGGTCGTAGCAAGGTTCACCTTGTGTACGCCGTCATCGTTGTTGTCTTTCATTGATAAGATATTATATAATTAGTTTACTACTTTAATATCACCTGGGATCATGGGAACCTAAGTTTACCCCCCGATTAAGTGAATCATTGCCTTTTGACTCAAACTTTTGGGCCCCTAACTTTTCACGGTGCATCTGTTGTTTTGACGCCTCTTTCATCTGGTCCCTACTATCTTTACGATCCTCCATATACCCATCTTTTTGAGAAGGCAAATTGGTCTGGTTCGCAAGTTGTACAGCGAGCTCAAACTCAAATCGCATTAACTCTTTTTTACTCTTTACTTCAAGCGCTAATTTCCTAGACTCAATAGCTTCTTGGAAACTTAATGTCCCTTGTTTTGCTACTTCTGCTTGGTTAGCCTTTTCAATTTCCATCTGCGCAGCCATTTGCTGGTTCTGTTGATTTGCTTCAGCTTGTGCTTGAATGTTTGCTTGTTGAGCAGCTTGCTCTCTTTCAAACTTCTTTTTCTTTGCAAGTTTCAATACACGGTTGGCCGTCTTTAAATTACGAACCTCTCTGACATCAATAGCATCGTCAAGGTCGATTAGACCCCCAGATAATGCAATTTGGATGTTGTTTTCTAAAACTTGTCTTTCTTCCGCATCTGGTAATAACTCAATGTGAATCCCAAAGTCTCTCAAGTGTAAACTAGCGAGTTCTTCAAGAACACCCACATCATGGGCCCCTATACTTTGGATCCAAGCTGCTTTCATTGGAGAGTACTCCAGTACATCCGAAATTCTTAGGCATAAACAATCAGCTAAGTACTGTGTAATAGCTAACCCACCCTCTTGAATGTGCCTAGTGGCGGTGTTTGAATTTGCTGCAGCCATCTTTTGAACCCCCACTAATGCTTTAGGGTCTGGTGTACTACCGTCACGTGCTTCGTTTAATCCCGTAGCATCTCTAATCATCTGCAAATAGAAGTTGTACGTAGAGACTAAAGATTGGATCTTGTTATTCCCTGAACCACTAGATATTTCTTGAACTGGCACTTTACCTGGGTTCGCATCCCCTTCGCCGGTGAATGATCTACCAATGATTGATCCTGTTTGGAAGAACATCTTCATGGCTTCTGCTGGATTATAATTTGTCCCATTACCTAAATCAATTTCAGCTAAACCATCTGCATCAATATAAATACCGTCTGGCATCATTCTTGATAAGACCTGTTGTAGCTTCAAGTGGGTTATTTGGATCATATTAGCAAACTGGGTAATTCTTCCCACTGTACTTTCGATCACACCTTTATACATACGCGGGGCGCATATACTATAATTCATTACAACACCTTGAGTTGCCGATTTAGGGCGTATTTGGTTTTTAGCTGCTTCCCATTTAAGTAATGTATTTGCACCTACTACATAGACGCCTTCCATTAATATTTCGTAAGGCTCAGACACTCTAGAGTAGTTTACCTGGTCTTCTATCGGGGGATTAAAAGTTGCATCCTTTGGAATTGCCCGCTCTGCCCCAGTTGCCAATGTCTTTACCTTGTAAACTTCTTCAACTACTGTTTTGTATTCAAAATACAATAATTGTACTGAGTTAGAATCTACTTCATTCTGAGAGTCTGACATTGAGTTAAACTGCTGTGCTGCTTGCACCCCTTGCTGAGTAATTTCTTTTAAGTCCTCTTGACCTAAGTGCGGGAACTGCTTTTGCAACTCATTCACGTTAATCGTTTTAATTTCACCTGCGTAGTACAGATCATTAAAATAAGGATCATCGGTGGCAGACCAAACCAGGTTTGCAGGGTCAACGTACTCAACTACAATACCTTCTGTTTTTGAGAACCTATTCTTTACTGCACCAATACCAATAGTGGTAAGATCGTAAGTGATTCGTTTTGAGGTGTCTGCGTAGCGATTATCTAAAAATATCTTATTAATAGCTTTTTCTTCAGCTACTTCTGCAGTATCTTTATAAGTCATTTCCATGTGCAAATCGAATTCATCTCGGGATTCTGGTAGTTGCGATGGATCGTTTTCAGCTAAGTTAACTCCAAATGCTTCAGCAGCAAACTGGGTAATCTCTTGGGTGTCCATATCTCTCAACATGGATTCCATATATTTTGTTCTTTTAGTTACACCAAATTCATCTATAGAAGATGCTTTAACTTTGAATTCCCTTTCTGAGATACCGTTTACAATGATATCCACAAACTTAGGAATAATTGGTACGATCTTCCAATCAAGATTCATATAAGACAAATCTCCATTAATGGCTAGCTCATCTTTATATTTCTGAATTGACTGCTCTCCCCGTGCGTATAACCTTAAATTATGGAAGTTAGTTTGGTTACTTGAAAAGCGGGTTGACCCTCCATTTTCTTTAAACCACTCATTTTCAATTGCTCTTGC